GTTGAAGAGCTCGTCGCCAGAGACGTCTCTGGCGAAGACATTCAAAAAATCGCTAAAGCTCTGGAGGAGTTGGACTAGTGCCTCTTCTCCAGAGCAACTTTCTTAAGCCCGCTTGTTCTAAGCAGAACAGGTGGGCTTTCTTTTTTCAAATTTCAAATAAAGGAGGAACACATGTATCTAAAAAGACATGCAGACCTGAAGGCAAACACGGTAATCCTCGCATTTGAGATTGGCGAGGGCAGATTTTCTAACTATCTTCTAACAGCAGACGGTGACCTCACAAGGGAAGCCGCTTTAATTCTGGCAGAAAAATTTAAATCTCTGACCCCAGAGGAAATTCAAGCTCTCTGGGAGTTGGAACCTCTCTCCTTAGCTAAGAAACTCAACTATGGCTTCATAGTCGTTCCAAAAGACAAAGAAGCCATAAAAACAATAACAACTACGATAACAAGAGCTACAAAGAGGCTTTTGGCAAAATGCCAAGAGCTTAATGAAGAACGGGACTTGGAAAATTGGCTAAAGCCAGAACTAACCATTAAACTTTAAAGGAGGCAAAAATGCAAATATTTCTAAATCTTACTCCCCATCCAGTTAACATTTACAATGAAAATGACGAGCTCATTTTAACCATCCCTTCCGCAGGCACTATTCGCCTGCAGGAAAAGACAGAGTCTAATGGCTCTGTTGCAGGCATCCCGCTAGTGGCTAAATCTACAGACGGTATCTCAGTTCTTCTCTCCGAAGACCTTCCAAGTTTCACTTGTCCAACTGTCGTAATCGTATCCCGCCCTGTAGGCGAGGCAATAGCCCGCTCACCACACCTTCGCATAAGGCTAACCCATAATCTCTTATTTAGAGACGTCAACGTCGACACCTTTGTCTGTCCAGACACGGGTGAAGACTCCGTCGTCCGAGACGAAAACGGCCGCATTATTGGCGTAAGACGCTTCTGCGTCTTTAAATAAAACGTTGTTTTAAGAGGAGGTGAATGATGAAGATTTACATTCAAGGATTTGGAGAATTTGATGTCTCTCTGGATGAGGTTTCGATTGATGAAATTTTGGCTGAGCTGGAAAGTCAAGGGGTTTATCTCCCGAAGCAAGATTGGGAGGTAGAAGAAGAGGGTGACTATGTTTTATTATATTAAACGGAGGCAGAAGATGTTAGAATATGTTCCAGTTTTGATAAAAAGAGAATCCATAAGTATTAGTGGTGCAAGTAGAGATTTGGAGCTTTTCGTTTACGGCTTGCGTCTTAGGCCGTGTCAGGAGTCACTTTGCTTCATCTGCGGTCTTAATGAGAAAAGACCGTCCCTGTCGCTACTTAACTTCTTTCCACACCTAGTGGAGAATCCCACAAAACCAGCTTACGGAGTTCTTATCGCAAAAATGGAAAAATGCCATCAGCTTTCGCTAGAAGATGATGTTAGCTTTCTCAAGAGCTCCAGTCAAAGAGCTCTCGTAGCAGGATGGGTTTATAGGATTGTCTTTAAGACTAAGTCTGAGGCAGTTGACTTCTGTGAGAAGCATAAGCTAGACGCCATTCCCATCCGTCGTTGTGGAGAGTGGCGTTTGCTGGCGACAGAGGTAATAAATAAAAACTTGTTTGAAATACCAGTAATGGAGGTAGAGATGAAGTATGAGACAAGAAGCTATCTTGAAGACTTGGCAAAGATAATTAATCAAGGCAGTGACATCAAGGACTGCATCGTTGCAATCAAGCGTCTGCCGTCTGGCGGCCTTGTAGTTTTCGCTACGAGACACGATGGTAAAGTCTTCAGTCATGAGCGGTTGCCAGAGCCACCAAATGAAGTTGAGGAAGGTGTATGGCAGTTGATGGCTAACGAAAATGGAGACTATATAATTAACTAAAACAAAGGGCAGGCACTCGCCTGCCCTGAAGGAGGCATTATGAAATACACAGAGAAGCTTATTGCCTTCATGAAAAATAAGGCATCTTTTTGTGAGGACTATTTCTGTGAAGAAGACGAATACGACTTGCGAAACCTGCCTGAGAACGAAGCCAAGAAAATCTGGCTGAAAATAAAGGACGCCATCTTCAAGCGAAACGACTTCGGTTTGTCTGCATCCACGTGTCCTTTCTGTTACTTGTTTGACTGCAGCGATTGTCCTTATGGACTGAGACACGATGAACTTGGCTGTAGGACAGAGCTTTTAACAAACGAATGGTATAGGAAGACAATAAACAAAATAGAAAAAGAAGGAGGCGAACATGACTAGTCAAGAAAAACTCATTCTTTTTATGCAAATGAAAGCGAAAGAAATCGCCAACCTAATTAACGTTGACGAGAATCTCTATTTCACATTTGAAGACGAAGTTGACCTAAAGAAGCTCTCAAACGAGATGGCAGACCTTATTTGGCTAGACCTAGAGGATGCAGTCATAAACAGAAGAGCATGTGGTCTTGACTCTGACATTTGTCCTTTCTGCATGGCCTATGGCCACAATTGTGCTGTTTGCAGCTACGCCAAAGTTCACGGCCATTGTCTCTCCCCATTCAGCGATTATGCCCAGATAATAAACAAACTTCGCAAGAATTATGGAGACGACGACATTGCACTACCAAGCTCTTTCTACAAAGACCTAATAAACCAAATAAACCAAAAGGAGAAGAACAACGATGCAAAATAAAATCTCCATCACAGATTTATTTGACAAGTCTGTCATACTTAAGGCATCCAGTCCGAGACTCTCTCGTGAATTCCTCACAGACTATCTCGACGGCGACGACTCTGCACTTGAAGTCATCATCTGTCGAGCTTACATCGTCATATTTCTTTGCAAGCAGATTGCGACTACGACTGGCCTTGTCCTCTCGACTGTCGGAGACATCCTAAACATCCGACCGCCAGAGCTTTTAGACAGCTTTAGAACGAAGGCAAAAGACGACATCACTTGTCTTCAGACTTTGTGCAATCTTATTGACAGAGACATTTACGAATATGTAACAAAGGAGTTAGGAGATGAAGCAAATAACACGAGCTCAATTTCAACTAATTAAATTTATGTATCTTAAACGAGAACGCCTTCGCAACGAAGGCATCGACCCATCAATCTACTTCAACACTGCCGACTTCTATAACATCCTTCAGCTAAGACGTCCAGCCAAACTCTTCTACACTCTCTGCCAAGTCGTCGACGCTGGCATTTGCGGTCTGCCTGGAGACGTTTGTCCTTTCTGCGGAGACACGATACGCAGATTCTCAGGTTACTGTGGAGACTGCCTCTACGCCAAGACACATCGTGAATGTGGACATCCTGCCTCTGACTTCACCTTTGTCCGAGAATTTCTCCTCCACTGTTACCCAAAACGAGGCACGACTGCAGTCTTCACAGAAGACTTCTATCGCCTTATTCTCAAAAAGACTTTCAAAATCACCTACAACGACAAGCTCGTCCTGTTCATGCTCTACAAAGCCCTCTGCCTAGACGACCCTCCCCTCTATTTCACTCTTGAGGACGCTTATGCCATCTGGAACTGGCCGATGCAGGTCGCCAGAGCCGTTTGGTATAAGCTCCGTTCATTCATTTTCTATGGCAGCTGTGGCCTAGACGGCGACACATGCCCTCCGTGCATCCATTGTGGTCTTTTGAATCTCTTTTGTGTCAGATGCTTCTACTCATCCAACCATGGTTGCTGCACCGACGCAGACTCTCACTATGCTCAAAACTGTAGACAGACCGCCAAGTTCACAAACTCCCTCTATCTCTCCATCCTAAACAAAATAAACAGAATAGGAGGCTAACCATGCAATCTTTAAACGAACTAGAAACCTTCGCAACAGACACGCTCCCCGAACTCTTCGAAACAGCTTTAAATGAAACGGAGTTTTATTCCGAGCTGCGTCAGCAGCTTGAGAAAGAAGCCTACTACGAAGACGAGTGGAGCGACTGTGTTACGTTTTCGGAGAAAATGCTACTTGACATTTAACACGTGTTATGCTATGGTTGCCATAACAACAAGTAAGGGGAAAAGAGATGAAAATAAAAGGACAAATAAGGGATCTAATGGAGCAAGCTGTGCGGCTGGAGGACAATCAAATCCTCCAGCTGCAAGTCCCTTCGTTGTCTCAGGCAAAAAATCTGCTGCGGCAGCTCAAGGCTGCCAGAAAGACGCTTGAAGACGAAGGGATTCTAGACGTCCCTTTAGAGATACGTCAAGAGGAGTTGAACGGACGCTGGCTTATACAAATATACAAAGAGCGTCCGATTACTGTGGAGCTGATAGAAATTGATGAAACTGGAGACGCTGTTATAAGAGATTCCTACAACTTAGGTGAACGCTAGGAGGATAGAAATGGCTATAACACAAAACCTAAGCTTCAAAGTGCTGGATTTGAATGTGCTGAAAGAAGAGGCAAAAGAGATGGGCATACCAATGTCCAGCTACAATGAAGCTCTACTTTGTATCGCTCTCAACAAACTAAACTTGCTGTCATCGGAACAGAGGACGCAGGAGCTCGCTCAAGCACTCTTGCAACCCAATGTTCCGAAAAAATATCTACAAAACAAATCAAAATAAGGAGGATTGACATGTCAGAACCAAAAAGAGATGTAATCAAAACTTCAGTCGATGGTTTGAAGGTAACATTTGAGATTGCAGACGAGAAGCTAGAGCTCGACATTGAGAAATGCCCTCAGGAGATCAAAAACGAGTTCATGGTCTTCGGAGCTAAAAGGAAGGTCATGAACGCAGCTGCAGGCAAAGACACTCAGACAGCTATCTCCAGAATGAAAGACACAATAGAAGCCCTTTACAATGGCGAATGGAACACCAGAGCTACAGGAACACAGGAAGCAGTAAAAGCCCAGACCGTCGCCATGCTCAAAGGCCTACCCGCCAACATCAGGAAACAGGTCGCCAAGCAACTTGCTGACCAGATCCGTGAAGCTGGAATCAGCGAGAAAGAACTCGACGAAATCTTAAACGCTTAGTTTAAATTAAGGCTGGAGCTTAGCTCCAGCCAAGGAGTCAACTATGAATAAACTCCAACTTTACATCGGGTGCAAAATCATCAGAGCCATTCCTATGACTCTAGGACGCTTTGTGGCAGAGACTGCGAGGTGGCATCTCATGGAAGACACGAACTTCCATGAAGACACACGAGGCTACAAAGTCATCTATCCTGATGGCTACGTCTCGTGGTCTCCAAAAGACACCTTTGAAGCCGCCTACCGTCCGATTACAAAAGACGAGCTAAGACTGTTATCTTAAACAAACTGCTGGGGATGCAACCACGTTGCATCTCTAGCTTAAAAAGGAGGATTGTTATGTATCTTAACTTTAAAGTCAAGCCTGAAATGGCTGGGATTGTAAGAAAGAACTTAATTGACGCAATTATATTGCGTCAGAATGCTGTTGGCGAATTTGTGGTCTATGCTTGGTTAAAAGGAAGAGAGAAGCCTATTGCTCTAGGTGCGTATGATACATTTCGTCAGGCAGAGAGAAGACTAAGACTTTTTGAAAGGGAGTTGAACAATGGCTAGATTTATTGAAGTCGACAAAGGCTGGCTTAATGTTGATGCCATCGTCTTTATTTCAATAACAAAGCATTCAGAGGCCAGCTACACTGTGAACTGTTGGGATTCTAGCGAGATGCCTATAACATTTTCTTTTAAGACGGAGAAAGAGGCCAAAGATTTCATCAAATATCTAATTTCTGGAGGAAAAGAATGTCCAGAGAATTAATTATGAAGGCAAAGAGGCTCTCTCCAGAGAAGCTGCAGAAACTACTAGCTAGGGAGAGACGCTTTTTTATACAACGCAAGTTGAATGGAATTCGTGCCTTTTGGGACGGAGCCACTCTTGTAAGTGGAAGTGGTAAGATGACATTCGACATCTCTTGTGCTCACATTACTGACACAATTCGTAGACTAGGCGTAAATCTGAAGTTCGACGGAGAAATCTACAAGCACGGAGTCCCTTTACAAAAACTTAGTGGCGACATCAGACAGCAGCAGCTTACGAAAGACTACTTAGAATTTCACATTTTTGACTTCCAGTCAAACCTACGTTTCTCTGACCGAATCTCCATTCTTCACAGCATTTCATCTGAGGTAAAACCACCACTGAAACTTGTCCAGACCCTTACATTTGACGAACACATCCCTCTCACCCAGGAAACCATCTACGCCTACTACGAAATGTTTCTCGACGAAGGCTACGAAGGCCTTATGTTACGCTTAGACAAACCTTATTCCTTCGGACGAAAGGAAGGCTTCATGTATAAACTGAAACCTGAAAAAGAAATGGACTTAATCTTAGTTGGTTTCAACCCAGCTACAACCTCAATGCACAAAGACACATTCGGCTCGCTTCGCCTTCGCCATCCTGAGTACGGTTGGGAAGTCTCCTGTAGTGGCTTGGACGAAGAGACTCGTCGAACCATTTGGCTCAACCGAGACACCCTAATCGGCACTTACGTTGAAATAAAATACGAAGAGCTCTCGAACGAGGGCATTCCTCTTCGTCTTAAATTCTCACGACTAAGATTCGACAAATAACAAAGGAGCTTAAAATGATAGACTACAAAGTTGTAATAAAGACGCCTGAGTCTCTACAGCAAGTTCTAAATCAATGGAAACACAACTACGTCTTACAAGTCGAAACCGTCTTCCAATGGGGAAAAGGCAACGTCTTCGCTCTCGTAAAACGCATCGACAAAAAATTCTTCACCCAAGACAAGGAGACTTCGTATGAAAAAATGGATAGATAACAGCAAGGCGGGCGCTCTTGAGCGTTGCCCCAGATACTATTGGCTTCGCTATGTCGCCCACCTTACCCAACAACAGGAGAACGCCAAAATCCTCTTTGGCAAGTCCATCCACTATGCTTTCGAACAAACCTTTGACCAAATAATGCTCGGCGAGAATGACCTCCAAGTCCTCTCTGAAGTCTTCATTGAAAGCGGAATTCTCTACTGGAACAAATGTCTCGAGAACCTAGACCCTTACGACGTTCAAGAAACTTACTTCACCGAAGACAGCTTCGTTCACATCGCTAACCTCTGGTTCTCCGAAACCTGGATGCTTCTTGCTCAGCAAATAGACAAAGTCTGCGGCACAGAGCTAATCGTCAAGTTTCAGCTTCCAGAACCTGCGAAAGATTGGACATACATCTGCCGTGCTGACCTCGTCTTCCAAGACATCTCAGGAAACCTCTGCCTCATAGACCACAAAACAACAGGCTGGTCTCCAAACATGCTACTAACAACTCTCGAAGCAGACACTCAACTCTCCTCCTACTGCATGGCTCTTTCCCAAAAGTACAACAAACCCGTCTCTATGGCCTATCTCAACATCATCCAATACGTAAGACGAAGAGTCAAAAGTGGAGCTTTCGGAAAGCCGACTTGCAAAACCCAGCTCGCCCCAGTCGTCATCTCCCCCTCTCGCCTTGAAATGATGCTCTGGCGATACGTCGCATGTGCCGTTGAGGTCGAACGCCGTCTCGAAGAGAACAATTGGGCTTGCCAGCCATCCGCATGTGGCTTTCGTGGTGGAGTTTGCGAATTCCATCCTCTTCTAGACCGCATCTGGAAAGAAGCTCCAAGCGAGAGCCACATCGAAATGGCTCTAAACTTAGGCTATCGCATAGAGGAATGGCGTCCATTCGAACTAATAGCTTAACCTTAAACAACGTTTTAAATGCAGGAGGCATAATATGGATTTAACAAAAGACTTTAGTGAATTCATTAACAGAGCTAGAAAGGTGTTAGACAACATGGACGACAGCGTGGGCGAAGGCATTCACTTAGACGAAAGCGACGAGTTTGCGAAGCCGCATGTCGACAACCTAATGCGTGCTGTCATGGCAGGTTTGATGTCTTTAGAACTTATAGCAAAACTTGGAACAATTTGTGAAAAGGAGGATTAAAATGCTTAGAGCAAAAACTATGATGAAAGCCATTACGATTGGCTTCCAAATCTTAACTGCAATTGAGTCTTTCTTGTTTGATGACAAAGCCGAGCTTGACCTAGACCCGATTGTCGTGAGACGTCATGGTCACATTTACACGCTACATGTAACCGTAAAGAAAAACGAGGAGGCTGGTGATGTGGCTGACACAAGAAACTAAACCTAGCGAAATCACGATAAAGTGCCTCGTCCTCGGAGACTACGGAAGAGGCAAATCGTGGTTCGCCTCCACTTTTCCAGACCCTATTGCAGTCCTTGATTTTGATGACGGAAAACTATCTTACATGCATGCAGCCAAAGAAGGCAAGAAAGTCTTCATTTACAACGAAATGCTAGACCCAAATACTCCTATTCAGACTCGCTGGTCAAAGCTAATCGCCTTTCTTGACGAAGCAATCACAACAAACAAGAACCAGTTCAAGACGTTAGTCTTAGACAGCACAACAACATGCAGCGAATGGTGTATGGAGCAAGCTACCACAATCAAGCCACTACCACCGAATACTCCACCAATCTGGAACATCCATTACCCTCTTGTAAAGACCTATCTACATCAAATTCTAACTCGACTGAAGAAATTCAGCGGCAACGTTGTCTGCATCTCCCATGTCGAATATGACAAGGATGACATCACGGGCGAAATCAACGCAACTCCTTCTGTCAGTGGAAAGCTGAAGGCAATCGTCCCAGGCTACTTTGATGAAGTCTATTTCGCAGACGTTCGCCCAGTCCGCAAAGGACAGACAACACACAACGAATACCAACTTCTGCTTGCTCCACAAGGCTACAAGAAAGCTCGCTCTCGTCTTCGCTCTCTTTATCGCAACATTCCAGACACCATTCCGAATGACTATGCCGAGCTTCTTAAACACATGCAACAAGGAGACAAGAAATGATAGATAAACAAACAGTAAACACAATCTTAGACCAAATCAATATTGCACACGACGCATTAGAGGACGCCTTACTTCTCGACTTTGACGAAGAAGACCGCCTTTTGTCTTCTGACCGTTTAATGATTGCAACCGTAGCTCTCTTACGGGCTTTAATAAAACTAGCAAACTAATTTAAGGAGGTTTACATGAGCTTATTAAAAGACTTAGCCCAAGACTTCAACGAAGTCTCTGAAAAAGCACCACTTCTTCCAGCTGCAACCTATAACGCTCTCTTCACAGACTGGTTTGAAGATGGCATGGACGGAGACTACCCACGCTTAACTCTCGTCTTCACTCTCCAAGACAATCCAACCTTTCAATTCCCCGACGGAACACCTGTCGACGGCAGCACAATCAACTACTCCCTCTTCCTTCCTCAAGAGGAAGACAGAACTAAGAAAGCTCGTTTCGGAAGAGGTACAGAGTGGGAAGCTCGCATTCGCCGTATCAAACAAACAATCAAACGCCTAGGAGGCGACCCAAACGGAGACCCCGCTGCAGAGCTCGACTCTCTCAAGGGCAACGCATATGTCTCCATCGAGGTCACGCACAAAGTCGACAGTGAAACTGGCGACGTCTATGAACGCATCTCTCGTATTCATGGTGTAACTGCATAAACTCAGGCGGGCAACAAGCCCGCCAAAAGGAGCTATAAAAATGCAACTAAAAGACATCAAACTCCCAGAATTCTTCACAATTGCAGCCATGAAAGAACGCTTCGACATCATTTCTGCAAAGAAAACGACGTTGCAAAAGAAGTCAAGAAAGAAGAGGCAGAAAAAGAAAAGTCTTGTAGAGCAGATTGCTGAGTTGGCTGCAAAATTGCAGGAAGAAGGAGGAAATGACGGTGAAGATTCTTAAACTAAATCCAAACGAGATTATTGTAGAAGAACGCATGCGTAAAGAATTAGGCAACATCTCTGAGCTTGCCGCCAGCATTGAGCAAAATGGCCAAATCACACCTATCCTAGTCGAGGAACGAGATGGAAGATTCTATCTTGTTGCTGGAGAGCGAAGACTTCGTGCTTGCCAGAAGCTGGGACGCACTATCGAAGCTAAGGTTGTAAAGAAACTCGACGGCCTAAGTGCTAAAGCCATAGAACTCGTAGAGAACATCTCCCGTAAAGACTTCACGCCAGTCGAGAAAGCCAAAGCCATTCGTGACATCCACGAAGAGCTTCGGAAGGGTAAGCCTAGGTGGACGGCTAGTGACACAGCCCGCAAGCTAGGCGTCTCCGTTACCACTATCAACGATGCACTGAAGATTACAGCTATGGTAGAGATCGACCCAGAAATACAGAAGCGTGCAGCAAAACTTACTCAAGCTCAGCTTCGCCAGATGGCCAGAACAAAGAATCGTGTCGAAGACGCCGTAAAGAAAGCCGTCCTTAGAGTCTCGTCCTCCAATCAAAAGCTCGTAATCGAAAAGGGAGACTTCTTCACATATGACCTTCCGACAGACCACTTTCATGCTATCTTTACAGACCCACCCTGGGGCATCGATGTAGAATCTTTAGGCTCAGCCAAGGTCGTTCAAAATGTAACAGGAACAGCTTACGACGACAAGCCTTCAGTAGACCGAATAAACAAACAGCTCGAGATGTTCAAGCGTTTCTACGAGCTCCTTGCCGATGACGGCCGTCTCATAACCTTCTGTGCAATCGACAACTTCTCACTGTGGAAAGCGTATGCTGAGGAGGCAGGCTTCGAACGCATCTACCGTGTCCCTATGATTTGGGTCAAGGGCGTTGCAGGAGCTCAAAGTGCACCTCAATACTACCCATCTTCATGCTACGAGTTCATGCTTCTTGCCTACAAACGAAAGAACGCAACACTAGCTCGCAAAGGCAGAGGCAACGTATTCAACGTCCCCAAAGTCCCCTCAAACAAGCTTCGTCATCCAGCCGAAAAGCCAGTTCGCTTGTGGGAGGAACTTCTCGAGACTTTCGCATATCCTGGCAAACCATTCCTCGACCCATTCTGTGGCGTAGGAGGCAGTCTCCGAGCCGCCTACAACTATGGCATGTCCGAAGTCTGGGGTCTCGACATTAACGAAGCTTGCATCCTACTAACTAGGGAACTCTTTGTTCCTTCAAAAGGAGTCAAGAAATGAACATAACACTAGGTAGAGTTATACCACCAGTTGGCTCTGCCGTAGACACAGGCATACATGGCAAAATCTACATCCTCGGCGAGGCTCCTGGAGAGAAGGAAGACCGTGCAGGCCAGCCATTCATCGGCGGCAGCGGCCATCTTCTCTTCAGCTCTCTCCAACGCTTCGGCGTCCTCAGAAAAAACGTCCGCATTGCCAACGTCTTCTGGCAGAGACCTCCAGCAAACCGCATTTCTGTCGTAAAGGACACCGTCCTATTCGAACAATACAGTCGCCAAGTCCGCCAAGACATCGAAGCTACACAACCAGACGTAATCATCGCTCTTGGCGCAACAGCTCTCGAATGCCTCACTTGCGAAACAAGCATCAAATCTGCACGTGGCTACTGGACAGACTACAAAGGCATCCCAGTTCTCCCGACTTACCATCCTGCAGCCGTTCTAAGAGACTACCAACGCACCTACATCCCATTCCTCTGCGACCTAAAGAAAGCTGTCTTAGGCTCAAAGAAAGGCAAAAAGGTCCTTAACTACCCAAAGCTCAAACTTCACATCGACGACTTCGACACTTTCCAATCAATCTGCGAAAATCCACCATCCACTCACATAGCCCTAGACATCGAAGTCGACACAAAACGCATGGTCACAACCATCATCGGCCTCGCCTGGGACAGAAACAAAGCCGTCAACATCTCCCTAAATCCCGAAAACGTAGCCATAGCAACCCATCTTCTGCACAAGCTGAGTTTAAAACGAAGTGTTGAATTAATATGTCACAATGCAGCGTTTGAGTTACAGTGGTTGTATATGCTGCACCAGCTTGACATTGGTCTTCCTCATGACACGATGATAATGCACCATCTGTTACTAATGGAACAAGACAAGAGTCTTGGCTTTTGTGCAAGCATTTGGCTAGATGTTCCGAGATGGAAATATCTGAGTGCCAGCGACCAGTTGACGTATAATGCTCTTGACTGCACGACTACATGGGAGTTGTTTGGTGTGCTAGAGAAGGAGCTTAAAGAAAGCAACTTGTGGAAATACTATCTGATGCATAAGCGAAGAGAACTTCGTCCTGCAGTCCATGCAAGCACACTTGGGTTGGAACTGGATAAGGAGGCTCTTGGAAGACTGGTCGAGAAGAATTTGAATGAACAGGAGGTGTTGCTGAGCAAACTGAAGATGCTAACTGGAGAAGACTTCAATCCCAATTCACCTGTGCAGCTTAAGAAACTGCTGTATGACATCTGGCAACTTCCTGTTCAGAAAGAGAAAGGGAAAGTCTCTACAGGTGCAAATGCAATAAAGAAGCTTGTAAGGAAGACTAAGAATCCTGCCTACAGAGAGTGGCTAAAAACCTATCAGGAGTGGAAGAAACTCAGTTCGTTGTATTCGAAAGAGCTGAAAATTGAACCTGACCCGCATACAGGTAGGATTCACACAGGCTATAATGTTGCTGGAACAGCCAGTTCTCGATGGTCGTCTTCAAAGCTATTCTTCCTCAGCAGCACAAATCTGCAGAATCGTAACAAGAAGCAGCGTATTATATTTCGACCACCAATCAAGAACTGGGTCTTTGTTGCTAGAGACTATAGCGGTGCTGAGGCAAGAGTTGTAGCATATCGCTGTAACGATACAGTCCTAATGGAAGCCTTTGAGAAAGGTATAGACATTCACAAGCTCACAGCGTCGTTGATGTTCGGCAAGCCTATAGAAGAGATAGACGATGACCTCAGACAAATCGGAAAGCGGATGCGACATGCTGGTAACTATGACATGTCTTGGAAGACTGTTGCAGACCAGATGGAGATTAGTGCTGCTGAAGCTAAGACACTGCTGAATCGCTACCACGCAGCCAACCCCAAAATTAGAAATGTTTTTCATGCGAAGACTCGTGAGATTGTTATGAGAACACGCAGCCTAACAAATCCCTTTGGTCTAGTTCGTGTTTTCTCAGGACGCATAACAGACAACGAAACATTCCGTCAGGCTTATGCTTTCTATCCACAGTCTACTGTTACAGACGCATTGAACAAGTCAATAGTGGATTTCTATGAGTGGTCTGAAGACAAAAAGTGGGTATCTTTCTGCTTACAAGTTCATGATGAAGCAATAGCTATCTGCGAACCTGAAGCTGTTGCAGAGGTCTCAGAGACACTTCGTCGCTTTATGGAGTTTCCAATACCAATTGAGTGTCTTGAGACTGGAGAGACTCGTGAGCTGATTCTTCCAACCGATTGCAAAGTAGGCAGGAACTGGGGCAAGTATCACCCAGAAGACAACCCAGAAGGCATGAGGGAGTTCAAGGATGTTTAAAGACGCTCTTGTTAGATGTGCATTTATCTTTGCTGCTGCGTGGATATGCATTCATTTCGAATTTGTCCATGCAGCCGCATTTATGTTAGTCGTTATTCTAATCTTACTCTTTGAGTAAAGGAGACAAGCATGGAAATAAAAGTCGTAAAATTACATCCAAAAGCCACATTCGAACGCAAGACAGAAGGCAGCGTCGGTTACGACATTGCTGCTGCAATTGACGGAACAGTCCGCTTTGCTCCTGGAGATGTAAAGCTCATTCCAACAGGCATTATTGTCGAGCCTCCAAAAGGCTACTACTTTGATCTTGTACTTCGTAGCTCTCTCCCAAAGAAAGGCTTTGCAATCCCGAATGGAATCGGAGCAATAGACCTAGACTATAGAGGCGAAGTCTGCATCTGGCTACAAAACACTACAACCGAATACAAACAAATCTTGCCTGGAGAACGCATCGGGCAATTAATCCTCCGTCCAGCTATATTTGCAGACGTGAAGTTTGTCTCTCGCAAAGAACTGTCTAAAACAAAGCGTGGCGAAGGTGGCTTTGGACACACAGGGAGGTAACACATGCTCATTGCATTAATTGCTCTATTCTTAATTCTCTTTATTGGAGAAGGGCTGATTTTGAACGGAGCTGTTCCAACAGGAATCCTACTGGTAGTTTGTTCTACCACATACTCACTACACATATCTTCTCTCATCAAACAAAACATCTTTCTTGAAATGCTATTAGACAAACTGTGGCACAAATGGAGGTAAGCAATGTATAAATGCAAATATTTCTCTCTAAAGGAACTGCTTCCCAAGCATTTCTACGAAGAAAACTACCCTATTTATGGAGACAAGCTTTGGCTAATCTTCGACCGAAGAGGGCTTATTACAATAGACGAGCTCCGTGAGACTTATGGAAAGATGTTCGTAAACAACTGGCCTTGGGGAGGCCCGCTTCAATGCTGTGGTTACAGACCACCTGATTGCAATACTGGCTCTCGACTTTCACAACATCGTTTCGGACGAGCTTTCGACCTTCATCCTCTCGAAACACGTGTCGAAGAAATCCGAAACGACATCTTAATCGGCAAATGGCCACAAATTAAAGGCTTGGAGCTGTTCGTAAGCTGGCTTCACATAGACTTCCGCAACTCAGAAACCCTCGTAACCTTCAACCCCTAAGGAGGCAACAATGCTTACATTAAACACACCGAGCGGTGCAGCTGTCAACTTCTGCAGACCAAACCCAATTGTTGCAGACACAGCTTGCTACCTAATCTCTCCATACACAAAAGACCCAGAGAGACTTTTCTCAAAAGCTGTAGAAGCAACGGCGTTGTTAATCGAGATTGGACTAGATGTCTATTCTCCAATCATCTACGGACATACTGTCGTAAACATGCTGTTTTCACAACAGCCTGCTCCAAAGTTTTGGGAAGGCATCAATGACTTTTGGCTTGAACACGCAAATACCTTTGCCGTTCTGCAATGCCCAGAACTCTACAAAAGCGACGGATGTCTAAGCGAAATCGAAGCTATCGCAAAGTCAGAAGTCATAACAGAGTTCATTGTCGTAGAGCTTGCACCAATTAAACAAATTCACATCTTCGGGACAGACAAGAAACGCTTTCTGCAACATCTCAATCTCGAGGAATTAGCAAATGCAAGGTAAACTCCCTGCATTCTTCGAAGAATATCTCGACTATGCCAGAGACACTGAATGTGCTGAGGAGTTCAATCTTTGGTGTGCCATCTCTGCAGTCGGAGCTCTGGCACAGCCAAAACTTTGGCTATGGTATGGAAGCAAACGAATTCTGCTGCACCAATACATCTGTCTCGTCGCCCCTAGTGGACACAGAAAAAGTGAAAGCATCGACGTTCTAATGCGAATCATAAACATGCTCGACGACATTCCAACTGCACCAGACCGTATAACAGAGCGTTCTATCTTAGACTGTCTAGCACGCAATCTAAAAGAAGATGTCCAAATTGAAGGCCAATCACAAACTATTAACTATTGCAGCATGTATATCGTAGCTCCAGAATTCGCATCTCTATTCGAAGCTCGCAACATGAACGTCTTGACATTTCTAACTCGCATCTATGACTCAAAAGAAGGAATCTGGTCATACGTCACTGGCCACATGGGAGAAGTCCACATCGAACGTCCGAGTGTCTCCATTCTTGCTGGCAGCACTCCAGAGTGGCTTGCAGAGATGATGCCACACAGTGCAATAGGCGGAGGCTTCACAAATCGCTTCCACTTCATCTACAACGAAGAGCCTCTAAAGAGAGTCGCCTTCCCTCAGTCAGGCCCAAACATTGAGAAGAAAGTCCGTCGTTGTGCAGCTTTCCTTCGCCACATCCAACAACGCACAGGCGAGATTCAGTGGACTCCAAAAGCTATGGACTTCTATCGCCAGTGGTATGAAAGTCTCGAGCCACCAAATCCAGCTTCTATTACACGTGGTTGGGAGGCTCGCCTCCCATTCTTTCTCCTCCAGCTCAGTGCAATTGCCTGTCTCGCAGACGACCGCAAACAGCTTCTTCTCGAACCTCATGACCTAGAGTGGGCACTCTCAACTCTCATTCGAGTCAAAACCTACATAAAACAATGCTTCGACTGCATCGGACGCAACCCTCTTGCAACTGTCCAAAACAAGCTTCTAAAACTCCTACGCACTCGAGGCGACAAAGGCGTCTTACGCAGCGAAATCTTCTTCACATTCAGCCGAGACATCCAACCTTTCGAACTGAAGCAACTCCTCGCAGAACTCCTCAACAGCAACATCGTTGAAGTCCGCAGAACAGGAGCAGGCCTTAGATATTACATAACACCTAACGGAATGGAGGAAAACAATCATGACTAAACCAAAAGACTTATGGGGAACATATACACAAAACCTTTGCTGCAAAACATGCTTCTATTATGTCCAGAAAACAGCTGACATTGGTCGCTGCCGAAGACATGCACCAACAATGAAGGGCTTCCCTGTAGTCTTCCCAAATGACTGGTGCGGCGACCATAAACTTGTTCGCCTCCTATCAACATCTAACGAAACGGAGGAAACAAACAATGCCTAACTTCAAAGACGTAATCTCAAAGTACTCCAACGAATACTTCCGTCATCTCGTAATAGAGCATCACATTTGCGAGCTTTTCTTCAAATACCAACGAGCCCTAGCTGAAGATAAAACCCCGTTGCAATTTAAGCCATTGAAGAAGGAGCTTGCTGATATGGCTATTTTATTAGAAATGCATAGGATACATGACAAAGAGTTTGCTGGACTTGTAAGACGGCGGAAGTATAAATTTGTAGGTAAACTTAAGAAAGAGCTCGAAGAAGACGATGATGAGGCATAGTTTGGCACCGACATGCGAGGGCAAATCGGCATGGCAGTGTGAGGCGGAGGCTTGGACTTGTGCTGCGATGCGCCAGCAGGGTATGCCAGTGCTGGGGCGTGGTATCGCTCGGAAATGGATGTCTTGGCAAAGGCGTGGATACGCATAGTGTTGTGTGCATGGCAATGGCAGGGCATTGTTCTGTATGGCACAGATGGCAGCGTTGATAAGCAATGCTTCTGTGGGGCATGGCGGTGCGATGGCATGGGACAGCCTGGTGACGAGAGGAAAGGCAAACATTAAACAAAGGAGGCTTTATGAAAGTAGAAAGGAAGACATACAAAATCATATGCACAGAACCATTGCTGGGCACAGTTCCAGCTAACATGAACATTAGAGACCTTTTGAAGATTGCTGTAAAGCCAGATGAGCAGCAGAAACTAGAGGCGACAGCACTTGGAAAGGATGACGACAGTTTTGCTGCGACGCATACAGTTTTCTTTAAAGACGAGGAGGGTATCTACATTTGTAACTATCAGTTCAAAGGCTTCCTCAAAGAGGCAGGAAACAACTTGAAGAAGTCTTTGAAGATTGCAGCTCTCCGAGACAAGCTATCAAAATTCGTCTTCGTCCAACCTAGATGGATATGGATTGCGAAAGAAATCGATGGAGTCTTGGAACGACCAATTCGTGGGATGACAGCAAGAGGTGAAAGAATTGCACTTGCGACTAGTGAAGTTGTCTACAATGCACAGTTTGAAGTCACAATCGAAATTCTCAGTAATCCTTACAAAATTGACTTTAAGATTATCGAGACACTGCTGGACTACGGAGCCTTCTTTGGTCTAGGTCGCTGGAGAGGAGGCGAATTTGGTAGATTTGTTTGGGAGGCTGTCGAAGAAGCCAACTAAAGGAGGTGCATTATGAATAATGCAAATTTAATGATTTGCACACAGTGCCATCGTTACTATGAAGCTTCTGACATGTTTGACTCAACTACTTGTCTAAATTGTGTTAGTGACGAGCTTGCTGAAGAGAAGCTAAAGTCAAAAGAAACAGGTAAGAAGTTCGACAAAGGAAAGCCTCGAATGGACTTGATTCCACCAGAAGCAATCTTTGCTATAGCTGAAGTTCTTCGCTACGGAGCAGAAGAAAAGAAATATGGCGAACGTAACTGGGAGAAGGGCATCAAGGCGACGAGACTTTTCGCTGCAGCACAAAGACATCTTTGGAAGTGGATGTCTGGTAAGGACATTGATGAAGAAAGCAACCTACCACATCTTCACCACGCCATCTGTGAACTTGCAATGCTGATTGCAACAGTAGAGAGAATGCCACATTTGGATGACAGACCAAAAGTGGAGCAGAAAGATGTTTAACTATAACGAAGACTGGGTCACCTTTACTCTTCACCCTGACTATGAAATCTCCAGCTGGGGCAGAATTCGTCACAAGGAGACTGAAGAATATCTAACTCCCTATTACAGTCACCGTTATCGCTCTTGGGTATATGACATTGAGGGCAACAGCTACAAAGCAAATCTCCTTCTCTATCGCCACTTTCCAACTGTCCGAATCTCGATTGGAAAAGAATGGAAACAAAAGCTTGATGAACTAGACGAAGCTTTCGAGACACCAAAGCCGACTCGTCGATGTCATGACTGTGGGAAGCCAACCTTCAACTATCGTTGTGAAGAATGTTGGAGAAAACTTCGCTCCGAGAACACAGACTATCTCTTCGACCCAGACATCGACCGCTTCTAATCTAACGGAGCAGCTTCATTGCTGCTCCAATCTCTTTAGCCTTCTCAAGCTGCTCTTTCTCATATTCTTCCATCTCTTCCATTCTCTTCACAAGTGTATCTCTGTCAGCTCCTCTATACACTAGCTTCATCAGCCCTCTTTTATGCTCCTCAATAGAATGCCTAATCCTAAGCCACTCCATCGCAGCTTTATAACTCGGATCATACCTCTTCACAGTCGGCAAAATATTATTCCACAACAAATGCTCCAACTCATAAGGCTTCCCTGCAAAGTCTACTCCAAAATAGTTAAACCAACTAGTCACTGGCTGCAGCCATCCCTCTCTAGCAAAATACTGCATAGCCCACTTACCAGTTCCTGGAGGTGCTGGCAGCAGATTCTTTGCATACCACTGCACAATTGACTCCCATGTCCTTCCTGGCCCTGCATAGTCAAACACCGTCCTTCCACTTGCAGGGTCTAAATTCATAAGCATTCCAAACATCGTTTTAATTACAGGATGCTGAAGAAGCATGGTTGCTCCCCAGAATGTTGGACGGCTGGCTTCTGTTACTGCGGGGAGGGAGACAGGCAAGTTCCAGGGTAGCCAAGATATAGACATATAGCCACCTGGGACATTGCCGAGTTTTGGGATTCGGATGTAGTCTGCAAAGAAGCCTCCGATTTGAGGCTGCATATAATGCTCGTTGACGAGCTTCTCGAACTTCCTTCCTTCTCGCCAGTGTGCACCATACATCTCTTGGAAGCCTGCGACCTGAATTGCCTCTGCAAATGTTAGTAACAGAAGAAAGTTTGCAGGATTGCGTGCGGCTGCCGTCACAATCTTTGGGAGTGTAGCATAAGAGAACGATATAAAAGGCCAGATTGTGTCTCGCAATGTCTTAATTCCTGCAGGCAGCAAGTCGTAAGTCGGCATTACATCGAAGGCCTTCTTCATTGCGTCTTCCATCTTAAGACCTTCATCCATGAAATGCCTTACGAGACCTGCACGGAATACTTTGTCTGTGTAGCCAAAAGCACCAATCAACTTGTCCCCGATTGCATCGAGAGCTGCAAGAGCACCTTTAACTTTGTCTCTCTTCAACAGCTTTCCACTCACATAGTCATATCCCTTCGCTATCGTGTCATGCTCTATCCCTACAGAACCTCCACCAAGGCGTTCGAAAGCCGCTTTAAAATCTTTATCACTAAGTGCCTCTAAGCCCTTTCTCAAAACAGTCGAAGGATTATGCCCATTAACCAGACACAGTGCAATGTCTCCAAGTGCCTGATTTATGTAGCTTTTAAAGTGCAGCCCTAAGAACCATTTCTTCCCAAAGTTTGTCATTGAAGCCCAACGCCGAGTGAACTCACCTAAGATGCCTGTGGCAATATTCGAAGGCGAATAGTTAAACAACTCATTCAAATTCTCCAATGCCCTAGCAACTTCTGGAGTAGTCCATTTCCCACTCAGCCTTCCGAAAGCCTTTATTCCCCAGCTATCATTCAGCCGAATCTCTGGGATCTTAACCGTCAGCGTACTCGTTTTTGCTGTCCCAACAAGTCCATGCTCTGTCAGTGCACGTTCAATCTTGTCTAACGTATACGCCCTCTTATACAACTGTCCACGCTCACTTGCATACTTGATTGCTCCAGCAACAAGGTTTGGCTCTAAGATAGTTCCTTCTGGCCAGACACCCTGTTCTATATACTTCTCAGCAATCTTCTTATATTCCTCTGGCTTATAATGCCGCATTAAGTATTTCTTATTACCCTTTCTTATTACAGTCCACTCATCAATCTTCCCACTCTTCCTCTTTATCTTTATCTTCGTCCCAGGAGCTAGCTCCTTAAGACTCTTTATCCCAGTCTGCTCCTTGAGTTGCTGCAGCAGCTTCTTCGAAATTGGCCTCTGAATCCCAGCTTCCTTTAAAATAGGCTGTGCTCTCAGAATCCCACGAGGCTTCTTCCTAATAATCTTCTCCATTCCTTCTAACTTCTCTCCCATACGAGGCACGATTGGAATATGAACCTTCAGGTAGTCTTGCGACTTCTTAATATAAGTAAACGCCTCCAGTGTCCCTGGGTCAAGCAACCCCTTATCAGCCATAAACTTAGCATCGTCAGTCATAATCTTAATATAGTCGTCAAGAAACTCACTTATCTCTGGCATCTTCTTCTTAAGCTCATCCAACAAACTCGCCTTAACACCATACTTCAAACTCCCTAACGCTCTAGCCACCTCACTATCTACATCAACACCAGCACCAGCAATCTTCTTCAACAGTTCCTGAGCCTCTGCATGCTTTGCAAAGGCTGTCCTCATGCCATCTACAATCGCCTCCCTTAACCCAACAGCCTCCTTCCCAACATAAATCTCAGGAATCTCTCTAATATGCCTCAATCCAGGCAACTCCGTAGTTCTCTTAGCTATCTTTGCTCCATGCCTCTTAACCAATCCCTCCAAATCAAAGAATCTCCCACTGCCTACCAACAAAGCCCCACCAAGTGCCCCAACCAACATCCCTCTTCTCGGGTCTTCATCATCCATACTCCACCCCAAGTACGCCGCACCCGCTGCCCCCGCTAAGTCCGTAAACGTCCTCATAATCAACTTAGACATCTTCGGAGCTTTCCCAACAATATTCAACACCTCTCCTCCAGGCGAAATCGTCGAGCCAACAATCTCCGCAAATGCCTGCCAATTCTCATCCAACCCCAGCGTAGCCGCCAATCTCCCGCATGCCCAACCAGTCACATAAGCAAGACCTCCTTCAAGAGCCCCACTTATAGCTGCAGGCAACGCAGCTGCTCCACCAATCAACCCTATTCCAGCACCAATCCCAGCACCAGTTGCAGCCCACTCCCCCATTTCTTTCAGCGAAAAGCTGCTTTTAACACCACGTTTTATTTCTGGCTGTGGAAGATACATGTTACTCTCCTTCCTGATAGCGTTTGAGATGTTTCATTAAAGACTCTGCCTCTTGCAGCCTTTTGTCCGTAGCATACATCCCCATTATGTTGAATGCACTTAGTGTTGTAGACAAGAAGTTGAGGTCTTCGAGTTCTTTAGACATAGATGGAGACTTGGAGGTTTGCTCTATAGCTGCAGCAAGTCGAGGAAGAACAGTTCTTATGGCTTTTGACATAGCCATGAGGTCGTCTCTTGTGTAGGACTGGAGGACACTGTCCATTACAGACTTATCGAAGAGGACGTCTGTTGCAGCTATCGACGCAGGTAAGTCTGGGTTAGCATCTAAGTAGATGTGTGCTCTTTGCTCGAGGTCGTTTATTAGTCCAAAGGCTTCTTGATAGGACTTCTGAATGTCTTCACTTGCAAGAGCCGCAAGAGACTGGTTAGACATAGAAACTTGAAATGTCTTTGCCAATGTCTCTCGAAGAGTGTCGAAGCGAGACTTTATTTCATTGTGCTTTGCTGTGTAGGCTTCTTGTTTTGTTTTTGCTATCGTAGCTTGAGTTTCCTGAATTCCGTAGATGTCTTTTAGAGCTGCTATCTTCGTAGCAGTGATTTCTTGCTTAAGCTTCTCATTTTCTAGTACAGACTTTCTGTAGGCTTCATAGGTTGCACGCTGTTCGAGCTCTGCACGCTTCAGTTTCAGGATGACATCGATTGCGTCAGGGACAGAAACCAGACCTGTCTTTACCATTAGCCCGAGGGCATGCAGCGATGGAGTTTTGATTGCATCTTGCAACTCTGGAGTTGTTTCTACCATTCGGATAAATGCTTCTGAGCCATACTCTTTTTGCATATGGTCGAACGCCCTATAGAGAGAGTCATAAGCAAGACGAAGTTCTGTATTTGCAGCACTCATTAAAGACGGAATTATGTTAATCATTGCTTCCTCCTTCATTACTATAGCTATGCAGGGTACTGTCGTAGTCCATGTTTGCTAGTGAATACGCTAAACTCTGGATTGACTGAGCTTGTTCATGTATACTCGAGACATAGTTTAGAGCATCCGACTGTAGTCCAAGCTGTGCATCAAACTGCCTTTGGGACTCTGCAAGACTATTCTGGCTAGCCTGATATTGTAGAGCAGCTGCAGTTGTTGCTGCGTTTGCTCTTGCTGCTGCAGCTGCTACCGTTGCGGCTGCCATATCAGAACGTCCTGCATAGCCTAATCGTGCATTATACATACTAGCTTGCGCACTAAATATCGTAGCGTCTGCGTTCATAGCAGCCGCACGTATTCGTGCATCTGCATCAGCTAGGCCAATCATAGAATTGTAAGCTGTTGCTGCTGTCTGAAACATAGCTCTTATAAAATCTCCTGCACCACGTGCATATAATGACCCTTGCTGGCCTGTTGCTATTGGGACTGCTTGGCTTAGAGACAATGTTGCAAACTCATCTAGTTTGTTGTAAATATATTGGTATTCCATAACTTAAAACCCTCCTGTTGGAACAGCAAACAGACTTGCATTTGCGCCTGCATTTGCAATCTCAGCATAACCCTGAAGTACTGGTATACTAAGTAACTGATTCATTGCCTGAAGATAAGCTGATTCCCTGGCCACCTGTGTTTGTATAAGCTGCTTTTGTGTATCAGCGGCAAGCGAGCCAATTTTCGTTGCTGTTTCTCCAGCAATCTTTGCATATGCACTCTCCGCAGCACTCGAGCCAAGTAAACCTCTTGCAGCTAACGAACTAGTAACTGTATGCATTGCACTCTTCTGAGCTCGCATTAGTTCAGCTGTTCCAGCTTCCATTAGATTTCCAGCATCTCCAACAGGTCTGTCAATTCTTTGCTTGTAATAGTCAAGAAGCGATTCTTGCTGCTGCTCTACCCACCTTTGATGCTCTAGTCCTGCAGAAACAGCTGTATCCATGATTTCGGTTGCATAGTCATTTGTAGACTGTGCCTGCTCTTGTCGGTGCTGCATCTGTTCTAATTCACTTTGAAGATTAGATATCTCAGACGACAGATGTTCTGTTTCGTCAAAGTCAGAGTGTATATTACCTGAATAATAACTTGGAGGTTTCGGCTGTGAACCGAAGAACTGCTGATTCATTGATGAGGCTACAGAGTTAAAATTAAATCCATAATAAACCGTATTTCCTGTTGCAGTATTTATAACACTGCCTTGCACTCCGCCTGTCCTCGGGTCAGGTATTGCTACAAAAGACATTACATCCTCCCTTTTAAAAATACAGTTTCAACGAGCATTGCCAAGCCAGCAACACCGAGATACCCACACATTCCACTGAGAAATAGCATCAGCTCGATGCTCGTCTTTGGCAATACGGCTTTTATCAAAAGCCCCGCCATCAGACAGCTAAAGGCACTTACAATAGACTGGGCAACAATGTCTCTAAATCGAGGCTTTCCACCAAGAAGAACCTTCTGACTTGACTTTACAAAGCCTACGAAAATGCCTAAGAAAGCAAGTATTGTTTCGAAAGAAAAATTCTCGAGAATGCTTCTCACAGACACCTCCTTTGTTCCAAATATTAGCTTAAGTAATGTCTTCTTACAAATAGCATTTGTCATCTCTACGTTCTAGGCTTTAAAAGAAACTTACTTTCTTCTGTGGCTTTACGATGCAAAGACAGACTGTCCTCAAAGTCATTAATCCATCCACCAAGCACAAGCTTTCCTGCCTTCGAATACTTTCCGTTAGACATAATCCAAAGAAACTCCTCTTTCTGCGTTACAGACTGCGTGAACTCGTATTTGAAAATTCCTGTCGTTCCAATCTCCGTACAGGAAGCTGAATCAACTACTTTCGTGTCATCAGACAGCTTGTAGACATCAATTGACACTGTATCCCCAGACACAAACCGTCCTAGAATCCATGTAGTTTCCTGATTGCTATACCTCACAGCAAAGCCTCCTGGTCAGGATTTACGGCTGCAGAATTAAGCGTCAAGCTCCACTTGATTTTACTCTCAACTCTACCACGCCACTCATACTTTTCGTAACCGTCTTTCGTTATGCAGATTGTAAAAGGATTGTAGTCTATGTCATATTTTGTTCCAGGCCTCGAACCAGACTGCCAACCATAGATATGTGATAGAACAATCTGCTCAGGAAACTTACCATCAGCATCTGACGATGCGGAGCAGACAAGGTTGCCGTCTTTGTCAAATATCTCTAGTATAGCATTTACAATAGGGCTTCCATCAGCATCTGTAACCTCTATATTCACAGAATATTTACGAAAGACTTTGCTTGTTACATTCTCTTGATTAAAGTACATTTCCCAAGTATCCGTATCTGCATCTATAAGGTGCAGATAGTTATAACTACCTTCAAATGCGTCATCTCTATACAAATAGTTGCAATTTCTTACTTTAAGATTCCTTACTGTAATAATTGCATGATTTGGCAGCCTTATGGCTCTATCAGAGTCATGAATAAATATATCTTCATACACACCATCTCGTGGGTCCAATGCGTGACCGTCTGCACAAAGAGTAGCTCTGTTAGTAACATCTGGCTCTGCAAGATACGAAAGAGGCACAATCGCAGCTCCATCTCTAATACTAGACAGAAACAGCGAGTAGACATATGGTGCATAGCCTTCTCCCGTTATTACACTAGCCAAAATACGATTTCTTATTGTGCCATAGCTTCCTTTAAAGGGTGCTGCATAATAGCTATAGAAGCTGCCTTTACAGAACTTCCTTGTAAAATGCAAATGCCCTCCATCAGTGCATCTTCTCGTAGCCAAATCAACCAGAGTTCCTATTTGAAAGTTACCATACTCAATAACCTGTAATAAGCCATCAACACACAGACTTTGCTTCTTAACAACAAGCCAGCTTTCTTTTCCACTATTCTCCCAGTCTCCAACAACAAGATTACACTTACAATGATACTGACAAGCACTTAACTTCACAAGCTTTCCCCAACCATTTGCAACGTCAGCACTATAAATATCATCCAGCGTACATGGATTGTTTTCTGGATACTCCGTTACAGTAATCGCAAAAGTCCTACACTTCACAGGCTGTGTCGACTGAGCACCTCCTTCAATCAAATTACTCAAGCTTGCTATACGACAGCGTACCCAAAAAGCATTACTTCCAAACAAACGCACAGATGCCCAATCAGTATCTACCCCATACTCAGGCACACGCCAGGTCACCCAGTTCTCGCCTGCGTTTCTAAATGCATTAGTTCCGTCTACAACATCAGGCAACTCAATCCAGCCTTTTTTAACACTATACTCCCAAACAATTTCAATAGCATCCGCCTGCAAAGGCGTCCCAACAAAGAACTTCAAATCATGCCAAGGATATCGCCAGTAACCCCTGAAAGCAAAGTAAATACAATCATCAACGCCCGCACTCTCCGTAAAATAGTCAAATTCACTAAGCTCAGCAAGATTCTGAGACTCCACACCTCCTTCAACTCTGTATATCTGCAGTGGACAAACCTCAGTGTCAAACGTAATACTCACAGCAAAACTCCACACAAAACAATATTAACATTCCCACTAGCCTCAACAGCTATCGTACTGCCATCTGCCAAAACAATCCTTCTATCCCAAATGAACGTATTCCCATCTGGCACACTATAGTCCTTCACAAAAGGAACACCATCAACCTTACATGTCACTGTAACCTCAGCTCCACTCTCATTCTCCACAGTCAAAGCCACTACAACATATACTCCTGCGCTTGCCTGTTCTTGAAACGAAGTTGTATTTGCAGCTGTGATTGTTTCTCTGTCTAAAGCCATGTGTTAGCTCCCTAGAAGAAGGCTATATTTTATAGCCAATTTTCTAGCTACTGGAGTTACAGACTGTTCTGTAGCATTTACAAATGTTACACTCCAAGCTGTTTTCTTTTTATTTTTCTTAAGCTCTTTTTCAAGCATATGAACTCTTGACTTCAAGCCACCTATCTGTTTCATACTGCAAATCCTATTCTTGGTTGCTGATTTGTTACAGATAGAGAGAATCCTCCAAGCAAAGTGCCTATTGACTTTGGTGCTGTTGTGTCGAGCTTTATGTCCACAGCAACTGCCCAGCCATTTGGACAATCTTTAAAAGTAAAGCAATTTATCGGATGTCTGTAAAGGGCAGCAATAGTATCTACAGCTGTAGCCAAACCGCTTCCAAAAGTTATTTCACAAACAGGATTCTCTTCTTGACTTACAGAAGGAAACCGAACAGTTGTCTCTTTCCACTGGCTGTATGGTAACATCGCACCGTGTGTACTCCAGCCATCAATATTTGGACAGTCACAACAATAAAGCAATGTTACTGAGCCTGGCCCATTACATCCGCTATGAACAAGCATTCTATCAAATTGCGACGTCATACCACAGTTTACAGCCTTTGTTAAGACTTCAACTTCGTATGCTATAGGATAACCCTCTTGGCTTTCTGAAAAAGACTCGAAAGAAAGCTCGTAGAAGTGGCCATTTGTAAAAAGAGCATAGTCTCCGAATATTGTTATTAGCTCACCATCAGAAACCTCATTTATCTCCCACGTTGTAGCCATCAGTCCGTTTAGCTGATAAGCAACATGAATACCTTCATTTTGCAAAGCCATCACAAGCAAGTTAAGTCTTCTGTAGTAGCACAAAGTTGCTTTTACCGTTGGCTCTGCAACAAATGGATTTAGTATTGGCTTTCCTCCAAAGATAGACAGTGTTCCTCCCCAGCTTAGAAATAGAGTATCCTCTACGAGTAAGAGACCGTGTTGCCCACTAACTTTATAAGCTTTTTCATCAACACCTTCAAGCATATCTGGCCATGTTCCAGATATTATTGAACACTTGCACTCACTGAATGCCAAGACATTGTTGTCTTTGCATGCAAGACCAACAAGCTGCAACCCAGTTCTAACGAACCCATCAAAGACTCCAGGAAATAAAGGGTCTGAAGAGTAGACGTCTCCTTTTTCTTCTGCTATAAAAACTCTTCCTTGTCCGTATACGCAAAAGCCACCCTTTGGATGATGCGTTCCGTTTACATGTATGTGCACATTGCTTCCAGTAATATGACCAAGAAACTCTTTCTTTGTTGAGCATTTTTCTACATATAATTTCGTTTCTCCTGTAGAAGATGCCGTTAGGTCATCAGTCTTCAATTTAAATTCAACAACATCTCCTGGTGCTAAAGGCACGTCATCTCCAAGCTGAAACTCTACTGGATAATAAGCAGACTCACCAGATGGCAGTGTAGACTTCTTGTCTGGCAGGCTTCCATAGTAAGCAACATCAATGGATGCTGCTTTGAATATACCATTTACATAGACAACAAGAACTCCCTTGCCGAAAACATCTGGTTCACTACGAGACAGAAAGACCAATACCTTCGATAAGACACAGCTCTCGTCTATTTCAATTTTAGTGATAAGTGCTTCTTGTCCAACATATGGAGAAATCTCAAGCGGTGGAGAACTGCTGGCTTCAGTATAAAGAATCGAGCCTCCTCTGTATACAGCCTTGTCTGTTAGATGAACCATAACTGGGGACTCGCCTTCAATAGCCAAGAATGCATATCCACCACCAAAAGCAATTCCACAATCTGCTGCAGCGGCATGAATTGTTGCAACAGCCCCTACAGTAAATACTTCGTCCTGCAAGTCCTCTGTTTCATACAAGTAAAATCTATATGTGTCATTAAGAAACGTTACAAAGGCAAGATACCCACAGTCAACACAAGCCATGACGACTGTCTCGTCTCCGTTTTCTACAAGAGAACCTTTGTCAACAAATAAAGGTCTCCAGAGTGCCAGATATTGATTTGGAAGAAATGTGCAGTTCTTAGCCTTAACAAGAGAACCTTCTGGCAGAAGCATGCTGTCTGTCAGCGAGCGCACTGGAGCTTGCAAACCTTTAGTCGTTGTAATGTTTATGGGTTTAATCATCTACCACCTCCGCCTCCAACAGGTAACTCTCTGTCTTCCATACACAATCTATATAGCTCTTCTTGTGAAAGCTTTCTATTAAACATACGATACTGATCAAACCAGATAGAACCATCTACTTCTGGCTGTGCATCCATATTAAATAAAAACTGTTCATCGCATAAGTATGGATATTCTATCAATGAAATGTCTGTGCTTTGTTCATCAGCAATGTCTCCGTCAACAGTTAATACCCAATTTGTAATTCTAGTTGCCTCAACAGTTACACAGAAAAAATGCCACTCGTCGAGACTTGGCACAGATGCTGACACGTCATAATACTCCTGAGGATAGCCTTCGCTTAAATCCATAATCAGCTCTGTAACGAACAAGCTGCTTGCTTTGGCAATAAAAATAGCATACTTCCAAGCATATTGTAAAACTCCAGATCTCGGAGCAGTTGTGAAGTTCCCAATACTACCAATCCTAATTACAGTATCTTCTGCAGCAGACATTTTAAACCAAAACGTCGATGTAATTGGTAGTGCATATGGCCTAAATCCAAAGCCTTCAATCCTAGGTAATGCAGCTATTTCATTATTAATGCAACCCCCAACAAATCCTTCAGCATAAACCGGGTCAGGAACATACGGATTCATATATTCCATATAATGCAAATTGCAGGAATCCTCGTAGCTACCATCAAATCCCCACCATCCAATACATGAGCCATCATTGAAGACATCACAACCACAAAGTGGCTTTGTCCATTCTACCCATTCTTGTCTTCTGTATGGAATAAAGCATCCCATTATTTGCTACTCCCAGGCATATTCTGCTGTGTACTTGCAGCAAATATCTGTTTCTCAGCATCTGTCATAATCCCAAATCTGCGTCTCAATGTCTCCAGCTCAAGTTGATACAATCCACCATATTGCTGAAGCATATCAACATTCTTTGTATAAGCTGCAGCATGCATTAATGTCTTGTACTTGACAAGATTATATGCATTATTAAGCAACCAATTGTCACTTGTAGACTCATCCACCTCGTCGCTGCGTGCATAGAACCTGATTTCATAGCTCATTCCTGATGCAATTGGCGTAGTTGGCCGCCAATGCAACTTATTATTCTCCAAACCAAAGAAAACATAACCACTACCACCAAGAGCTATCTTACTAAATTCACTAAAAGGCTCGATTAGAACAAGCTGCTTTCCATCAATAAAAAAGTCAAATACACGTTTAGGTCTGTCTGAAGACATATCCAACGGAGGCTGAATCTCACTAGATGCAGTCTCTTCTTTAATTCTAACCATATACTCCCAGTCCTCAATTGACTCAATATCCCTAATTGCCTGATTTATCCATGCCTTCACGGTATCAACACTACCTCTTACCTCAGGCACAAATATCAATATTTCTTTAATCAAGTCTTGTCCAGTCATCAAAACCACCTCCTTACGGCTTTCCTTGTAAACCCAGTCTTCCTCTCCCTAATCCACTGACGCCTCTTAGAACTAAGTAACTCAAAATATTGCTTCTCCCAAAGCTGAATTCTCGAGTCAACAACACACATCAGCGCCCTCAGCACCAACAGCTCATAACAATGCAACAGCAATCTGTTCGTAGTCTCATCATCCCCAGCCTGCAACGGAGCATCTCTAAAGTCTCCAACAAACAGCACCTCCTTCCCGTCTTCATTCGGAGCTGGATACAGCCACAACCTCTGTTCTCCAACACTATAGACACAATACTCAGGCACATTTGAAACCTCGTTTTGTTTCGAGATTGGGTCACGCAGACGGCTTGGAGCTAGCGTTAGGAATATATCTCCGTCGTAGATGCAATAGATTGGTCGAATTAGGAGAGAAAGCTCAGGGACGGAGTATTCGGAGACGTCAGCTGTCGTCAACAGAGAAATTTGTTGCTCTAACCAAGAGCCTGTAACATCCGCCCAGACTAGCTGCTCAGCACGTCGAATCATGTCTGGGATGGAGTTGTTTAAGTCTGGACGGTTAAGCTCCCTAGAAATTTCTGCAACTAGGTCATTGTAAGAGGGCATTTGTTACTCCAGCTCCGTTGTGACATAATAAAGGTCGACAACTATGGAAAAGTTGGCTGAAGTAGAAGCACTCTTGATTACAGCTTTGACGTCTCGTTCCTCAGACTCGGATTTGGAGATGTTCGTTACAAGATAGTCATCGTCAATTGTAACGTCAGCAACAGCAACGTCGCTTCCGATTTTAATGTCGGTCTTGGCACTGCCGAGATTAGACTGTTTTATAGACAGCTTAATTGGAGTTACGAAAGGTGGCAGCTTGCCAAGAAGAATCTCATCTCCCGCAGCCAAGGCAGACGTCCTGGAGAAAATCATCCTTTCTACAAGAACATTACCGCTGTCTGTAGAAAGAGACTGTGCATTATAAGTATCTGCAGTAAAAACTGTCATTTTTTCCTCCTCTTTTTGTCTTTATGCTTACGTCTCCAAGTGGCATAGGCCACGGCAAGACGCTGTTTTCTGTCCTTAAATTCGTCCTGCATTATAGCATTCTTCATGAAGCGAGCTATGTAGTGCTCCTTCGTTTCCTTTGGCTTAGGTTTTGGTATTGGCATTGGTTAGCTCCATTATATAGCATGAGGCAGAGTGATTACACCAAAGTCTTTTCCGTTGAAGCGAGTCTTTTTGATACCACAGATGAAGTCGATGTCGACTACTAGGACGTTTCCTCTGTCCTCCAGCTCTTCGTGCCAGTTATACTGAAATTCATTTCCTGCATCGCCCCAAGCGATAACTGCAGCTTGTGCTCCTAGACACAGTGTTCTTGCAACAGTCACGTCACCAGTATTCTTGGTAATAGGGACTTTGCCATAGTCATGTAATACAAATTTTCCATAACGGCCAAGAGCTCCTCTGAAGATTGGATTGTCGCTGCCACGAACACCTGCATTCTTCTGAATATCCAGCCAATCATTTGTGCTTGTGCTTGTGCGAAGTTGTTTCTTAGCTGCAGAGTGCATTAAAATTACGTAGTAAGGTTCGTCCTTGTCATAAAGAGGCTGTGGTGCATTCTCCATCTGAGACAGCTTATAGTCAAGCTCCTCAAGATATGCAAGAGAGAATGTATCGTCCGCATCAATGTCGTCGATGTCACTTGTTACACTGCCGTTATGAATTCCAAGAATATGGTCTTCATCAGGTGCCTGCAAAGGATTCCCGCCGAAGCCGCTAAAACTAGTATCTAACAACCAGTTATTAGTCGCAATACCACGAGTCCCAGCCAAATAGCACATAATACTCTCATCATAAAACCTAGCAAGCCAAGTAACAAGCCTGTCTTTTGCAATCTTCCTCAAGTCATGAATTGTCCTTTTCTTGGACATTCTTCCACCAGTGTCAACACCGTGTCTTACCTGTTCAATCTTCACTTCGTCAGTGTAGAACGTCAGCTTCTCTTCCTTACCCTTCAACTGGTTGTCTCCATATGTTGGCTGACCTCCCAACTGTGCTACCAAGTCAAACTTAATTGTATCACCTTGTGAAGACTCCAAGTCACGCAGCCTCTGAATAGGCATATTTGGACTTGTGCTTAAGTAAGACTGCTTTGTCCTCTGCTCGAAATCGCTCGCAGAAAGCATTCCAACGAAGAAGCTCTGTCCAGCAAACTCCTTCGCAAGGAATGCAGAGTAGATTACCTTAGCCTTTGGGTCACCTACAGGAATAACAGTTCTTGCCATTGCTTTACCTCCTTACTGCATTAGTAATTTTTGTTCTAGTTGTTTTAGTTTGTCTAAGGGAAGCGACTCCAAATCGAAGCCACTTATCTTAGTCACATCAATAAAATCTTCCTTCTCACCAGCAACTCCACTCACATCTCCTATAGAGCGAAACGCTATGTCTAACTGCTCGTCTTCGTCTTTCTTGCCTTTGCCTTCCTTCTTCTCCTTCAGCTTCCCAAGCTTCTTTGCAATCTCCTTCGCTTTCTTCTCAACCGTCTCAAGGTGCTTCCTCAAAGCCCCTGGAGATAGCTCCTTATAAGACGTAACACCAGCTTTCCTCAACAGCGTCCTCTCAATCCCCTCTACAATTCCAGCAAGCTCCTCATCTTTAAACAAATCCTCATTCTTCGCTGCCCACTCGTCTACAATACTCTCATGCACGCTAGTCTTAGCCTCTCCTTTAACTTTCTCCAATTCCTCTCTATACAGCTGGTCTTGCAGCTCCATAAGCTTCAACACGCCCATCTGGCCATTCTGAGCTGCCCACTCCGCCCTCTCTGCTGGAGTCATTCTCTTCAGCCTCTCCAAAACCTCATCACTTTGCAACTTCGTTTTATCTTCAGCTGGCTGCTGTTGCTGCTGAGTTTGCAGTGTTTGTGTGATTAGGCTTTTTAGCTCATCGAGTTTCTTTAAGTATTCAGAGTCTTGTTGTGGAGCAGAGTTCTGTTCTTCGTTTTCGTTCTCTTTTTGTTCAGGTTCGCCTTCAAGCTGTTTTTCTAAATCTTCAAGAATTATTTCCTCTGGCGTCTTCATTGTTCTGTCCTCCTGTTGTTAGTCTTTGTAATAGTGCTTGTTGAACGACTGCGAGACGTTGCTTTATGGTGTCTTTGTCCTTGACGTCTGACAGGTCGACTACCATGTCTAGCATGAGTATTGCAGCCTCGGGCGGCATTGACTTCATTAGCTCCACGAGCTGCGTCATTGCGAGGCGGCGTTCGTTGACTGAGGGGCCGACCTCTACGGAGATGTCTGCGTCCAGAGACGCAATGTCATTGCGAAGGATAATCTCGCCTTCTGGAGTCCGTTGGACACGCAATGAGGCGGACATTGCTTGTGGATTGTCGTCTATGATTTGGGATACGAAGTCTGGTGTATAGAACTGCTTTGCAAGAGCCAGCTCGATTTCTCCAAGAGCTTTGATGGCGGTGAGGCGATTCGAGAAGATGTCGGCGAGGGAAGCCTGTGTGTTAGCTGTCCTTGTCTGAATGGCAACACCTGTTCTTGCGTTTGTAGGCTGACCAAAGGCATCTGGATAGATGCCACTTATTTGCTGCATCTCGTTAGCTGCTTCTTGCATAATTGCAAAGTGCTCTCGGCCAAGTTGCATGTCGTTTTCGATCTGAACATTGTAACCTCTGCGATAGGTGAGGAAGGCGTCTGGAGATGCCAATTCTTCCATGAAAGCATCTGGGTCATCTATGGCGTCGTCTTCTGCCAAGACACGGCGAGCAGTTAAGTAGTGTAAAGCCTTGGAACGACGCTTGTTTATTTCGTCTTGTGGGTCAATTAGATTTCGAACGACTCCATAAGGGACGCCTCTTCTGTTTACATAGCAAATGTAAGGGATATACCAAAAGCGACCGTGTAAATATGGCGAGGGCTCATCAAAGATTACATAAGGGCCTACAAGGAATGCGACACGAACTCTTGGGAGGCGCATCTTCAGAACCCAGCCCTTCCCAAGACGAACAGCAGCATCATGGAGGCGAGAGCTATATGGCTGTGCCCTCATGCCATCCCAGAAGACAAGACAGTTCTCGAACTGTTTATATTGTAGCTCTACAAGAAGAACTCTCTTTCTTCGTCTGTCATACCAGCCTTCTGTTAGCTTAAGTGGAAGGACGTCGACAGCTCTGTCGAAGAAAGACGTCCTGTAGGAGTAACCGATGTTTTCTATTATGTTTTTAGCTTCAGGGAACATCTCAACTGCAGCATCCTCATCCAGCCACCTATAACGAAACAAAAATCGAGCGTCTTCGTAGCCAGGCTCTTTTGCATATGGGTCAACAAGAATTTCACGATAGTCAACCCAGCCAATTTTAATTGGGTCTCTAAATAACGTCAATCCCTTCCGAGCCTCAAGCCAACCAAGCCCTGTTATGACGCTGTCTTTAAATGCTCGTATGTCAGCTGTCCTCCAATCATTCACATCTTGAATGTAATCCAGAACACACGAGGCGACGAATGCGAGGTCAGCATCCGCCTTCCCTCTAGGCTTGCAGCGAATAGAGATGTCTTGCTGTGCAGCGACACCAACGAGATGATTAATCTTGCCTCGAATATGGTTAATCACGATTGCAGGTTGGCCTACAGCTTCCAACTCAGCTCTGTCTTCTGGCGACCATTGGTCTCCGTCGTAGTATGCATAAGCCTTTTCTGCCCAATTAAAGAACTCACTCGAGACGTCAACCGCCTGCTGCCACCAAACATAAAACTTATCTTCTGGCGTAACGAGCCTCGTCTTAGTTCTCACTATTCAGCCCCTTTACGAAGTTCCTCAATTACAGTCTCTAAGACATCTTTATTTCCCTTCCTCGCCTTAAAGACAATCGACTCATAGTTTTTCAAGACTCTATCTATGTCCTCAGGCTTTACAAACTTCATATCTTTCATAGCTCTAATTGCCTCCATCATGCTTTCCCTACCTCTTGCTCCAGCTTCGACTTCACCTGCCATCCCAACAGCTTGGCTCTCAGGCAGCCCAAGCAATTCTCTCCCTCCAGCTTCCATAGTCCCATACCCCTCCACAGTCTCCGCCAAAGCCTTCGGCCGCATAAAATGCCGTCTTGCCATCGCAGACTCCACAGGCGTCTCCAGATAAAACCCCGTTGCAGTTCGAGCTGGTTGAGGAATGACTGTGGGCGTGGGGATGTTTTGTGGAGCTACAGCAGGGAGGTTCTTTTCGGCTTCGCCGAGAGCTTTGGGTGCAGCTTCTTCTATCTTACTGCCAAACTTCTTGGCTAGTTTTGCAGCTAGTTTCTCAGCAAGATTTGTGCGCTTCACGCCGAGGTAAGCGAGAGCTGTTGCTATTGCTGTGCCAATAGCTGCTGGTATGTAGTGCTTCCAGGTTTTCTTTCGAGCTTTATGGAAGATGTCGTAGGTTTCAGCTAAGTAAGAGGCGGCCAGTTCTGCATCTGTGTCATCCAAAGTTTTGCCTGTAGATGCGTGGTATTCTCTAAGTAAGAGTGGAGCTGCGTAGTCGAGGAATTCGTTCTTAGAGAGCTGTGGGAATGCAGACAACGTCTCTGCTCCTACTTTGCGAGCTACAAATTCCAGTGAACTGACATTTGTTTCTTTTTTAGTCATGCTAACGCTCACTTGTTGGAATGGCTGGGTTCGTTCCTTCTCGCACCATTTCAGACATAATCTTTATATATTCATAGCTAGCCTGTCTTTTGACTTCGTCTAGGATTTCGAAAGCCTCCTTCTTGTGTCCCTTTTTAATAAGCTTCTTCGCAACATCTATCAGTGTCTCGAACACCATACTCTGCCTGTCTCTGGCTTTTGCCTCTGGGTTATCCATGTCTTTAACGCTAAAATATCTATAGCGTTCTGTAGGCGTTAGCCTTGTAAAAATAGACTCAAGTTCTTGGCTCTTCGTGTTCTTCATGCTACCTTCCAGTTACGTTTTTTCCTTCTTCTTATTCGTCTTGCTGCAACGACTCGTGCAACAGCTGAGGCACGCTCCAGATAGCGTGTGCAGACTAGAGAATCTGCATGGTCTGGAGAGCCGAAGCCTTTCGAGCGAAGTTCGTCTTTTGATTGAATCTTAATTCTCCCACTCTGTTCTTTGAAACTTGGCAGAGACAGCTCGTCCAGGAGCTCTGGATAGTCTGGAAGAGACCAGCGGATTTTCTCGCATGCGTCTCTAGCTCTCCACCATAGTTCGTCTCGAAGCAGATAGTAGAACTCTGGATGAAACGCCTTCCAAGCGAAGTTTACGTCAAAAATCTTACCTTTAAACCATCTGCGGAGGAGGTCTGCAGGCCCAGCTCCAATTCCTCCAGTCACATCTATAGCGACGCCTACGAGGCGTCTTAGGTCTTCTTGAATGTGCTCGGCTGCCCATTCTGCGACATCGACTCCGTCCATGTGATACGTGACGAAAGGCGTTTGGACATATGGCCCAACTACCTTCGTCAAGACAGTCTGGTCGCTCCCAAATCTTGCGACGTCTAAGCCCCAAATAACTGGTAGGCGTTCATCGTCGATGTCTATGTCATCGAAGTCATATTCAACGCACTGCCTCACCCAGTCAAGCGGAATAAGCACATTGTCTCCGCCTACAGGGAACTCGCCTTTAACACGAACCTGGTAAACAGGATGGTTTATGCCATACTTCTTCCTATAGCGCTCTATCCACTGCTTCGACACATTAGGACTCTTCTCAGAGTCCCAATGCAAACGATGCCATAGCTTAGCTATCGTCGGCACCTTGAAGACGTCATAGAAATAACCCCTAGCTCTCGTGGGATTCGAAATCATTATGACTCGGTTGTTTTCCTTCGTAAGAAAGCTCTCAATCGGCAGAAACACTGGGTCTGGCACACCAGAAGCCTCGTCTATAATCGCTAAGAGATTGTCTTCATGGTAGCCAGCAAGTGTCTCTGCCTGCTCCTCAGGAGATGCCTTCGCAGAAATAGAAACAAAGCGAAGCCACCAAGTTTCAGAAAAACCTTTAACGAAAATCTTATCCTTCTGCACTTCAAAAAGGTCTTTCAAGAGAGACTTCTTCAACCACTTAACAACCTCAGATTTTAGAATATCATACAACTGCCTATATGTCGGAGCCGTAGCCACAACCCTAGCATTCGGCCAACAGCAAAGAAAATGCAGAATAATCCAACTAGCACAACAGTCCTTGCCTGTCCCGTGGCCACTCCGCACAGCAATCTGCTTATACTCAACATAAGCTCGTAGCAACTCTTCTTGCTGCCACGTTGGAGTCGCCCCAATCAAATCCTTCACAAATTCAACAGGACGCTCTCTATAGTAGGTCTTAAACCGCCTAAATACCTTAACCAAGTCTCTGCTTGGCATCTCCTTGAGCTCCAACTCTTAAAAGACGACTCTTAACCAACAGCTCTTGCCAACTCTTCATCAAGTCCGCATGCACAACAGGTTGCTGTGTCTGCAACCCCGTTTTGTTTTCAGGTTTTGGTGTTTGGACTAATGGTTGCATGTTATTCCTCCTCATTGTCTTCTTCTAAGGCACGCAAGAGGGCATCTCCGAGAGAGAATGTCTCCGTGGACTTGCCAAGAAAGAGGCGTGCTGTTTTACTGACGACGGGGATGGCTCTGATTGTGTCTCCAGGGGTAAGTTCGCCACTGGAGATGGCGTCTTCGAGATTGTCAGCGAGAAGAGCGGAGAGTTTGAGGTAGCGTCTTCCGAGAAAGGCTTCTGCCTTCTCAGGGTCTTCGAATAGTTGCTGGACGTCCTCTGTCTCCATGCCTGTGTCTTCGGCGATTTTTTGGGCAAGCCTTCGTGGAGAGGTTGTCTCCGTCATGTGTCTCGCAGCACTTTTCAAGAACTCCTCTAACATGCCTTTGCTCCTTTTTTAGTTTCTAAGTTGCAGAGTAACAAAAGGCAAGAGAAAAGTCAAATTGTTGTTGCCAACAATTGTTGGCAACGCTGAACGGCTGCGTTTTAAACTTCGTTTTAAGCACAGCCATTTTTGAAACTTCGTTTTAAGTGCAGTTATGGGTTTTGTGCTGTGGTTAGCACACGGTTTTAAGTGCAGTTTTGTGTTTAGGAATGGGTTTTGGTGAAATTTGTTGTGTTTTTAGAGGTTTTAGTGGGTTTTGTGTGTGTTTTGGGTGTTTTGTGTGTGTTTTGTGGGTTTTGGGTAGAGAAATAAGTTTTTAGTAAAATTTGCTATGTGTTTTAGAGAGAGAGAAAAGAGAAAATTTTTTGAGAAGGGGGGTCTTTATAATATAATATATGAGTGAGGGTCTTAAGAGATATGCAAAAACCGTGCCAAGCCTCGCCCTGTTGTATCGTGTCGTTCGTCGTTTGTAGCAATAGGCCGTGAGACGCTACCAGTGCCCGTTTAAGACGCCCTTCTCACGTTCCACATGGTTTAGGTCACACATAAACGAACGCACGAAATAAGGCCAATTCTGTACGTCTCAGCACCATGTGTTAATAATTCCAACACCTTACAACAAACGAAACACCAAAACAAACATGAGTGAGGGAACACAAAACTCGTTTCACTCCCAGCTCCACCATCCCAGCTCCCGCTCCCGCCTGACTCTAACACCGCCTAAACGGGTACGTTTTGTAACAAAAACACGTAAAAAGGGTCGTTTTTTCTAAAAATTTTCTCTCTTTCTCCACAACCATCTGCAGCTCCCATAACAAAGCTGCTTCTTAAACTTCGTTTTAAACGCAGCCTTTTAGAAAGACTGGGAATAAAACGAAGTTTTAGTTGTAGCTTGGAGTGGAGTGGGTTAGTTTCGTGTTTTCGTGTTTTTGTTTGGGTTTGGGGAAGACATGAGTGAGGGAAAGAGTGCGAGCCGTGAGACGTGAGACCAAGACGAAGACTAAGACGTAAGCTGTGTTTAAAACGAAGTTTTGTTTGCAGTTAGGAAGGTGGGTATATGGGAATGAGCTTCAGCACCATAAGTGCTGTTAGGATGTAAGACGGAAGACGAAGGTGTTTCTGCAGGAGACGTGTTTCTGCTGGGAGACGAAAGACGAAAACGAAGCTGGGCTTCGTGACGCACACGCACACGCACTGTATGGTTCAGCATCGTAAGATGCTGTTCATCTTTGTCTGTTCATCCTTGACAACATGTGTTAACGTGTGTTAACGTGTGTTAAGCATCCGACGAAGCTTCGCTTAAAGAAGCTTCTTCAATAGGCTACGATGCAGAAGTCGCTTCAACGTGTCTGCATGTTGGACAGACAGAAGACGAAAGACGCTCGACGAAGCTTCAACACGAATAGTGTTGGACGGCGCTTCATCTTTGCCAACACGTGTTAACACGTGTTAACAAGTGCCAACCTCAAAGCTCCGTGCTGTCTCCTGGCTCGAAGACTAAAGACGAAGCCTCTTCTCGCCAGCCATGACGAAGACGAAGTCACAAACGTAGTCATCCTGCTTACAGCTGTCCGTCATGTCCCATGACGAAGACGAAAACGAAGCACACTCTCTTTCGCTCTCTTTCGCTCTCTGCATGACAAGCTGACACAAACGAAGCCAAAAGACGCTCCTCCTGTCCATCATGTCCCATGATGAAGCTCCCACAAGAGCAAACCCACCGAAGACTCTCCGAAGCCAAAAAACGAAGCTCCCTCCCAAGTGTCTCCATCAAGCTCCATTCCTCCAACATGAAGACGAAGCTCTAAAAACGCCGCCTCTCGACGAAGCTCCAGACTGTCGCCTCCCAACAACGAAGCTCTGCAACTTACCGACCGTTCGTTCACCGCCCACCACCCTCCAAAACGAAGCCGAAGCTTCCTCTAAACACCATCTCCCAAAAACGAAGCCACCTTCAAACACCTCCAAACGCAGCTCAACCTGCAATGCTCCCTCTCCTGCTCCAAACAAAACGTCGTTTCGAACGCAGCCACAACTCGTCGCACTGCAAATAAAACTCGTTTTATTTCAAGCTTCTCTCTCCCTCCTGCACCGAGGCATCCAAGTGCGCTTCTCCTTCTCCTCCGTCTCCCTTCACCGAGGCGTCGTCTCTCGTCTCCCTTTGAAACGGTGTTTCAAACACAGCCTTCTAGAAGACTGACTACGAGATGCTTCGTAAAATCTACCTCCGCAAATAGAGACCTTTATAGCTTCTTGACACGTCCTGCTTGGGGTCATGCCCCTTGTGTTTCACGTGAAACAATTGTTAACAGTGTGAACGATTTGCCCAAAAAGAATGGCCATCCGAAATGGATGGCCAAGACAGATTACTTGCCAAGCTTTTTCAGGAAATCTCTTAAGACCTTGTCTTTATCCTCTTTTTCTTTCTTTTTGACCGTGGTCTTTTGGCTTGACTTCTTAATTCTTTCGTCAATTTTGGCTATCTGGCTTTCAAACCAAGCTTTTAAGTTCTCCAAAGCTTCTAGTTTGGCTGCAAGAGTAGGCAGATTTGCCAAAAGCTCTCTGCAAGCTATAATTTCAGCCAAACTTTTAGAGACAAATTTACCAATCTCTTTCTCAATCCCGTCAACATTGACAAAGTAAGTTAATCTGTAACTACCATTTTCCCACAAAATTTTGTTCTTTAAAACTTGTTTCTTTGCCATAACAATCCCCTTTTGTTTAAATTGTTAAACAATCAAACAATCCCTCAACCAAAACCAAAGACACAATATCAAACTTGCCAACAATTGTCAACTAAAAATTGCCAAAAAAATTTTCCCGAACATTTGTCCTTTCCTTCACCATCCTACCTCAAACATCTCCACCCTCTCGCCTCTTTTCCCTCAAGCTTCCCCACTACGACCTTCTTCACCGCCAGCTCTCTCACCACGACTGTCTCTAACACCTCGTTTTAAACACAGCCTCTCCACTACGACTGCATTTAACGCCTCGAAGGAAGACGAGAGACGTAAGCTACACTTGCACGCTATGCGACGAAAGACGAGACACTTACACTTGCTTTGGCACGCTATGCGAGCCTCTTGCGAAGGAAGCGACGAAGATGGAGCTGTCTCCTGTCAGTAACGACGAAGCTACACTTGCAACTTCGTTTTAATGTCAGCTTTAGAATGCTATGCAGTCTTCTTGCGATGGAAGACGGCAGCTGTGTCGGAAGCACGACAGACGTAGACGGAGCGAAAGCTGCATCTGAAACTTCGTTTTAAAGGGAGCTTCGTTGGAGCGTCTGCGGGCTTCTTGCCTCGACGGAATGAAGCTTTGGCGTGCTTGCACGACTCTTGCCTCGACTCCACATGCAAATAAGCTGGAGACTGGTTTTTAGATGGAGGTGTCAGAGAGCTTAGTTTGGAAGGAAGCGATGTTCGGCTGTGCTACCGAAACATTGTTTCGTGTAACGACTTGTGCACAAACTTTTTTAAATTGCTACTTGCAATCCTTGCTAACACGTGTTATATGTCTTTCAACAAAATTTGGCAAGGCAATCAAGCCTTGCCAGAAAGCTAAGCAAAGGGAGGCGAAAGATGGAGAATTTAGAAAAAATCAAAAAAAGGCCTTTCTCCCTCACAGTTGGTGAGGGAGACCACGGGGATATCCTGGAGTGGGATATCCCCAGCGACATATCCCCTGTCCTAATCTATTCTATAGATGGATGGGGGGAAAGATCTGAAAAATACCTCATTGCCCAAGACGGGCGACTTTTCCTCGTCACTTCCAGATGGTCTACGAACCATCGGGGTGGCGAGGATTATTGGGAAAGGTATGAGGTTGAAGAGCTCGTCGCCAGAGACGTCTCTGGCGAAGACATTCAAAAAATCGCTAAAGCTCTGGAGGAGTTGGACTAGTGCCTCTTCTCCA